TCGGCTCGAGAAGGCCGAAGTAAAGCTCCGCCTTTCTGCCGAGCTCATGGAATTCGTGAACGATGGCCAGCTTGGCAACCTTGACGGCGTGTGCCTGAACCTGGCCGAAGCCTCCGACCTTGTCACCGCGCTGGTGAAAGAACTCCACACCCTGCCCGAAAAGGAAATGACCCGGCACTGGAGCTGTGCTCCGTGCTGGGAAGTGGCTATCGTCCACACGGTGGAACGCCAGCCTTCCGAGGAGGTGTGCCATGCGTGAGTTCCGCGACCCGTACATCCACACCATGATGGAAATCGAGGCTTCCACTGAGTACACCGATGCCGAAAAGGCCGCCCTCATCCAGCAGGTCATCGATGCCGTGCATCTGGTGATGGCCCGCCGCCCGAAGTACGCCGTAGCCGCTGCTTATGCCGCCAGGCGTGAAGCGGCCATGCCTGCCTGCGGGCAGAATGCCGCCATGACGCTGCGCTGGAACCAGTTCGGTGCCGGGGTATGCTATGCCTAAGCCCAAAGTGTGCCCTGTGTGCGAGACCGAGTTCACACCGCCGAGGCATGGGAACTACACCTACTGCGGCGATGAATGCGCTGCCATTGCCCGGCTGATGAAGAAGCTGCAGATGCCCGTGAAATACGAAGGGCCGAAACAGGGCGAATGTGCCGACTGCCACCGCCCGACACGGAAGTACCGCTGCCCTTCCTGCGAGGCGAAGTGGAGGAAGAAAAACGGCAAAGCCGTGAGACCTGCCAGCAATGACGGGCTGTAGGAGGTGCGCCGTGAAAAACGAAATATCGCCTGCCGGCCCTCTTGCCGGCTCCGTGGTGACGGGCCTGCTCACTCCCATGATGGCCTATGCCGAGCTGGTGCGGGAAACCGGACGGACGGCAGAGAGCAAACTGGTGTGGGCCGTGCTCGAACAGCTCGACCGGAAGCTCTGCCAGATGTTCCTGGACATACACCGCCAGGCTCCGAACGTGGTGCTTCGCTTGCCTGATATTGACTGAAAATAGCCCTCCAAGGTGCGGATTTCCCCTTTTTCGGGGTATCCGCACCTTTTTGTTTTAAATTTTTTTCACCTGTAACCACTTGAAATAAAAGTAAAAAATCGACCGTGCAAAAAATGCAAAAATTTCGCTTGTAACCTATTGATTTAATTGACTGCGATTTTTGAAAAAATGGCGATTTTTTGCCCATAACCCTGCGCGGTTACTGCCGAAAAAAAAAGTTTAAAAAATACGCTCCATACGCTCCATACGCTCCATACGGGACGACACAAATTTCCAGCCGTGTTACTTGGTCGCAAAAGTGCCCTTCGCGTTTGCAAGGGTGCGAATTGCGAAGAGAGGCAAGCATGGCGATTTTTACTCGGGCACAGAAAGCGGAACAGATAGCGCTGTGGCAGAAGGCTCTGGAGAAGGTGAGTTCCGGGCAGGAATACACCATCGGCTCGCGCCGGCTCCGGAAGGCCGACCTTGCGGAGATACGCGAAACGCTGGACTGGCTGGACAAGCAGAGCACCGTGGAAGATGAGGCGGCCGGCTGTGGCCTGCCCTTCTTCCTGCAGGGTATGCCCGGCCGTGGCGGCATGGGAGGTTTCTGATGAACCTGCTCGACCGCATGATCTCCTATGTGGCTCCTGCCGCCGGGGCGCGGCGCATGATGGCCCGCCTTTCCATGGATGCGGCCATGGGCCGTGTGACCGGCGTGCGTACTGCCGCTGGCGGCCGCGAAGGCACCATGGGGAACTGGAACCCGCGCAGGTACCACCGCTTTGAGGAAGGCGCGAGCTTCTTCAAGGCCATGGAACGTGCCGAGTCACTGGTGGCCAATGACAGCCATGCCGTTTCTGCCGTGGAATCTCTGGCGCTGAACATCGTGGGCTCGGGCATGAGGCCGCAGAGCTACCCGGACTGGCAGGTGCTGGGCATCACCGAAGAGCAGGCCGATGAATTCGCCGAGTCTGCGGAGCGTGCGTGGGCTTTGTGGTGCGAAAAAGCCGGCGCAGACGATATGCTTTCCTTCGAGGATATCCAGTACCAGGCCATCCGTTCCATGCTCACCACAGGTGAGATCCTCCACCTGAACGTGTGGCGCGATGAGCCCGACCGCGTGTTCGGTATGTGCATACAGCCCTTGCATCCTGCCCGGCTGCGTACTCCTGCCGACAAGATCCACGACAGCAACATCCACAACGGTGTGGAATTTGGCCGCCATGGTGAACCCGTGGCGTACTGGATAGCCACTCCCCAGGGCGATGCCGCCCTTGCCGGCCTTACCTCCAAGGATTTCATCCGCGTGGAAAGGATGAAGGCGGGGCGCATTGCCTGTTTACACCGCTTCCGTTCCGTCATGCCCGAGGCAGTGCGCGGCACCTCGGTGCTGGCTCCTGCCATGAAGCAGTTCCGTGATTTGGCGGACTATGTGGACTACGAACTGGTGGGCGCTCTCATAGCCGCCAGCTTCACCGTGTTCATCGAAACGGCGGCACCGCTTGCCGGCGGCGGTTTTGGCGGCGGAGCGGCCGCACCTGCGCCGAACTATTCGGCCCAGCTCCAGCCCGGCACCGTGACCATGGGTGCCGCAGGCCACAAGCCGCACATCATCTCCAGCAACCGGCCCGGGCCGCAGTTCGATGCGTTTTATGAACGCGTGCTCCGCTCGGTGGCTTCTTCCACCGGCCAGCCCTACGAGAGCGTGGCCAAGGACTTTTCCAAGACCAATTATTCCTCGGCCCGTGCCGCTCTTCTGGAAGTGTGGAAGCTGCACACCCTGTACCAGGACTGGTTCGTGCGTTCGGTGCAGAACCCGTACTACCGCATGGTGCTGGAAGAAGCGTGGGAACGCCATTTGCTGGCCGTGCCTTCCAGAGCGCCGACCTTTTTGCAGAACCCGGCCATCACCCGTGCCTGGAGCGCAGCCGTGTGGACGAGGCCGCCGCGTGGCCAGATTGATCCGGTGAAGGAACGCGAAGCCGACAACCTTGCCCTGGGCAACATGACGGAGACCCGTACCGCAATCTGCCACAGCCGAGGGCTGGATTTCGCCACTGTGGCACGTACCCGCCAGCGTGAGAACCGTTTGATGGAGCGGCTGGGCCTGAGTGCTGAAACGGCCGCACCTTCCGCCCGTACCGAGACAGGAGAAAACGATGACTAACAAATTTCCCTCCACCCTACCACGAGAGTGGGCGATTCTTCCGGACGCTCTCCGGAGCCTGGTATCGGACATAGAGCGTCATATCGCCCATTCCGCCGATGCTCCCGCGCTTGCCGCCTTTCCAGGCGCGGGGCTCGGCAACCCTGACGAAGCTCCTTACGAGCTGGACGGTTCGGTGGCCATAGTGCCTGTGCAGGGCACGCTGACGAAGAACGGCTTCAGCTTTTTCGGCTTCAAATTTTCTGAAGGTATGCGCGACATAGCGGCCAGCCTGCGCCGTGCGGCGGCCGACCATCGCGTGAAGAGCATCATGCTGGATGTGGATTCGCCCGGCGGCACCGTAAACGGCACCGAAGAGCTGGCCGAAGCAGTGGCCGAAGTGGCGGCCGTGAAGCCTGTGTATGCCTGGTGTGACGGGCTGATGGCTTCGGCCGCGTACTGGATTTCATGCGGGGCGAAGGAGATCGCCGCTTCGGCCACCTCCAAGGTGGGCAGCATAGGCGTGATCCTTCTGCACCGTGAATGCTCCGGCGCACTGGAAAAGGCCGGCGTGACCTACAACGTTATTACTGCCGGCCACTTCAAGGCGGCCGGCAACGATGTGGAACCTCTTTCGGAAGAAATGCGTGCCTACCTGCAGCACTCTGTGGACGGCACGTATGACCTGTTCCTGACCGCCGTGGAAAAAGGCCGGCGCGTAAACCGCGAGAAGGCGCTGACCATGGCTGACGGCAAAGTTTTCAGTGGTGGCGAAGCCCTTGCCATAGGGCTCATCGACCGTGTGTGCAGCCGGTCGGATTTTCTGAAACATATCAAAAAAGGAGACTCTATGAATCCTGCGGAACTCAAGGCTCAGTACCCTGACGCTGTGGCACAGATCAGGGCCGAAGCCGTGGCGGAACATGAAAGCGAACTCGCTTCCGCCCGCGAAGAAGCCCGCGCTGATGGCATGAAAGAAGGTGAGGAGCGCGAACGTGCCCGCATGGTTGCTCTCGCTGCCGCCGCCATTGGCGAAGAGGCTTCGGCCACTCTTTCCGAGCTGGCCTCTTCCGGCATGACTCCGGAACAGCTCGCCATGGCGAAGAAGGTCATCGGCTCTTCCGGCAGCCGCCTTTCTGAAATGCGCGAAGCCCACAGCGGCAACCGCGTGGAGCAGAAGGGGCTCAGGGAAGAAGCCAGCTTCGATACGCTGGTGAAAGACCACATGGCCAAGACCAACTGCGGACGCGGCGAAGCTGTGCGTGCCATGGCCGCCGCCCATCCTGAAGCTCATACTGCCTGGCTCGAAAGCCTGAAGGGGTGATCTATGTACCACGAATATGCCCGCGCAACTTTTCCGGCCGCCGAAGCCATTGCAGCCAATGTTGCCGTGACTCTCTGCGCCAATGGCGTGAAAGTCTGTACCGCTTCCGACATTCCCGTTGGTTTCAGCGACATCCCCGCTTTCGAGGCCGGCAGTCCCATAAGCGTGCGCCTCATCAATCTTGCCGGCACCGTTGAGGTGAAGATTTCCGGCACGGTGGCCAAGGGCGATACTCTTTCTCCCGCTGCCGCTGGCGCTCTGAAGAAGGCTGCCGCGTTTCCTTACTGCGGCATTGCCATGGAAGCCGGTTCCGATGGCGACATCATCACCGTGATGCCCTTCCTCCAGCTTGCCGCTGCTGCGGCAGCCACTGACTAACTCTTTTTTCAGGAGATAACGTATGCCCAGATCCAAAGCGATCATCCGTCCTGACCTCGGGGCCGTTGCCTACGAATATTTCATGCAGGTGGAACGCCATGGCTTCATTGCCCAGCAGGTTCTGCCCGTGTTCCACACTTCTCTGGCTTCTGCCAAGTACCCTGTGATTCCTGCCGAAGCCATGCTCGAAACCGCCGACACTCTGCGTGCCGCCCGTGCTGCCTATGCTCGCGGTGACTGGGACTTCGACTGGAAGGCTTACACCTGTTCTGAAAACGGCTGGGAAGAACCGCTGGACGATTCCGAGGCCGCTCTCTTCTCCAACTATTTCTCTGCGGAAATGGTGGCTGTGCAGCGTGCCACTCTCATGGTGCTGCGCTCCATGGAAAAGCGTGTGGCCAGCAAGGTGATGGACACCACCACCTTTGCCAATGCCGCTGCGGTCAAGGCCTGGAACAGTTATGCCGATGCCGATCCGCTGGCCGACATCAATAAGGGCAAGGCTCACTTCCGCGCTGCCGTGGGCCTTTCTCCCAACGCGCTCATTCTGGACAAGGATATCCTCCGGCACGTTTCCATGTGCGATGCCGTGGTCGACCGCGTGAAGTACAGCAGCCCTAACGCCATTCGCGGCGAGCTGACCCTTGACCAGCTGAAGGCTTACTTCGGCGTGGACAATATTCTGGTGGCCGGTTCCATGACCAACACCGCGAAGAAGGGCAAGGCGAAGAACGTGCAGCCCGTGTGGCCTACCAATAAGGTCATGCTGGCCTGCGTTTCCGAAGGCGGAGACAACCTCTTCGAACCCTGCCTTGGCCGTACCTTCGTGTGGGATGAGGACGCTCCGGACGTCATCGTGACCGAGCAGTACCGGGAAGAGCAGACTCGCAGTGAAGTGTTCCGTGTACGCCAGCATACTGACGAATGCATCCAGTTCGCCGGTGCCGGCTACATCGTCACCAGTGTGACGGCGTAGGTGACGTATGGCCGAATTCGAAGCAGCTCTTGAGAAACTGCTGAAGATGGAGGGCGGATGGTGCGATGTGCCTGGCGACAAAGGCGGCGAGACGTTCTGCGGAATCTCCCGCAGGAACTGGCCCTTCTGGGATGGCTGGCGCTTCATAGCCCGTGCCAAGACCCATCACTCTTTCGAGGAAGGGCCGCAGCGCTTCAACGCCTACCTTGCCACCTTGCCCGGCCTGCAAAGACAGGTGGAAGAGTTCTACCGCTCGAAGTTCTGGAAGAAAGTCTGCTGCGAAACCATGCCGCAGGATCTGGCCGAAGAAGTGTTCGAGCAGGCTGTGAACATGGGCGTGTTCCGGGCTGTGCTGCATCTGCAGAAGGCGCTGAACGCCATGAACTTCTTTGAAGGCCAGCCTATCTTTGACGACCTGGAAGAGGATGGCGTGCTTGGCGTTCATACCAAGACCGCCGTGGAAGTTCT